GGCGCAACTGCAGCCCGCGTCTCGGCGAGGATCGCCTTGTAGCGCGGATCGTTGCGGACGATCTTGATCGCCGCATTGCGGTCGGCCGTGTACGCCTTGCGGTAGGCCTTGTTCGCCGCAAACTGGTTGAGGTACGACAGTGCCTTCACCTCACCCAACTCCGCCACCGCCGCCGCCAGGGTCGACCACGTCATCTTCGCCATCACTCACCAACCTTGTAATAAGTTAACGTTATTGTTAACTTACAAATACATTATACATCGAAAGTTATAAAGAATCAACGGGGGGCCAAAGTGGGAATCATTCCCGGAATCATTCCCAAGTTGGCCTACCACACCTCGCCGGCCGAGGGCAAGCTGGCAAAAGGCCCAGCTGGCAAAAGGGCCAGCCCGGGGGCGGGCCGGACCGTCGCAGCGCCCCCCGGGGGGCGAATCGTCTATTTTAAACCGTCCAATTTTTACAGGGTCAAGGTCAAAAAAAGATGTTGCGAAGATACCCCTTGCTATGGCATAATATCTCATATCCTGCGGGCCGTGCCGCGGGCTTCAACCACAATTGAAGATGATGGAGGCCAGAATGGCCAACTTAACCTCTCTCCCCGAGCCAGTATTCCCTCACCCGATTAGGACCGAGTGGAAAATGCTGGCGCTTTTCAAGAGAGATAATCCCGCCTCGACAATCGGAGACTGTGCGAAGGCTCTTGGCGTGAACTACCACACCATCCGCGCCTGGATTCGACAGCCCTTGTATCAGTCATACGAAAACTGGTTCCTCAAGCGGAGCGACGAGGACATGCCTCTGGCGGGGCGTATCACCAAGGCTGAGATGCAGGAGACTCTCGACGACTTCGCCGTGGAGATGCAGTCGCGCTTGCAGTCGATTGTGGAGACGTCGAACGACGACAAACTCCTCTCGCAAATCGCTTTCGACGCGCTTGACCGTGCGGGCTACGCCGCGGAGAGGCGTGATGCCAAGCGCCCAATACAGCTTATATTGACACCCGAAGTGCTGCGCACGTTCGCGGAGCGGGGGAGAGAAATCGCGAACGCCGATATCATCGTGGGTGAGGTCATCAGCAAGGACTAGAAGTGGACATCATCGAGCACAAGGCCCGCGAGGGCGTCTTCGGCGAGATTGGAGTCCCTCTTCCCACGGACTCCGTAGCGGATGAAGTCCGCGAGACCACCCGCCTTAATGGCATCAAGTCCCTGTACTTCTTCACCACAGCGATTTGCGGCTTTGACAAACTCCAGCCAAACCCCCACCTGGAACTTTGCAACTTCATCCAGGCGGAGGCGCAACGACGCAAAGTCGTCCTCATCCCCCGAGATTGTTACAAGTCCACAATTGCGAGCAAGGCCTTCCCTCTGTGGATCTTGATTCAGCCGTCTTTCTGCGGCATCCCCGGCCGTGAGCACCGCATTTTGTGTGCCAGCTTCAGCAGCGACAACGCCAAGAAGCAGATCAAGGCCATCCGCCATCTCATCGAGCGAAACACGACTCTGCAGTGGTTGTATCCCGAGATTGTTCCCGACTTCACCCGGACGACGTGGACGGACTCGAACCTCTTGTTCCCCCGCGAGGGTGTATACGGGGAGGATACAATCGAAGCTGCGGGAGTTGACACCCACCTCGTCTCGAGGCACTACACAATCCAGGTGAAGGACGACCTCGAAGATGAGAAGGCGATGCAATCTCCGACCGTGCGACGCAAGGTCTACGACTGGTACAAGGCAGCGGAGGCCCTCTTCGTGGATGAGCAAACGGCCTTCGATGCCCTCATCGGGACAAGGTGGGGAATCGACGACCTCTACTCACAAGTCCAGCTGAATGAGAGTGAGACCTACAAATTCCTCGTGAGGCCCCTCCACTGGACACGGGAGTATTTGGTCGAGGATGAGAAGAACGCCGTGCTGACGGGCAAGCCAAGGGTGTTCCCCGACATGCAAGCGGAGATTCACGCACCCGACGGCGACAAGACGTACTACTTCTTCCCCAAGCTGTTTCCCGAAGACAGCTGTAGACGGATAAAAGCGAAGCAAGGGTCGTTTATGTACAGCATGCTGTATCTAAACAACCCCAAAGACCCGGCTTTAGCCGAGTTTCGAGAGTCGGATCTCCGGTGGTTTGTGTTCGACCCCCACGGGAATCTCACATTCGAGGGTGAGGATGGAGTGCGCGAGACGGTGATCTTCGACTCTACAATCCGAGTTATGTTCTGGGACCCTGCTATGAGCGGGCCGGAACAGAAAAAGAACGCAAGAAACGCGATGGTGTGTGTGGCAAAGGACCCCGAAGGCCGCATGTTTGTCCTCGACGCCTACCTCGAGAGGATGAACCCCACCTTTTTATATACAAAATTCATCGCCATGCACCGCCGATACGAGGTGAGCAAAGCCGCAATTGAGGATGTGGGCTTCCAACGCTTGCTCAAGTTCCCCCTGTATCAAGAGCAGAGGAAGCAGAATCACAGCTTCCCCGTCCTCGAGCAGCCCGCTATCGGCGACAAAGACGCGCGTATTCGCACGCTGATCCCATACACAGAATCGCACCTGCTTTTCATCAAGCGGGGCTTGACAGAGCTCGTTGAGGAGATAAAGAACTTCCCCCTGTTCCCGACAAAGGACGGGGTTGACGCCCTTGCCGCTTGCATCCCCCTTTTTGGTTTGAGAGCAGTGCCCACGGAGAGGGATAAGCGGAGAGCGGCCGCAATCGCGGCCAAGGTCGACGCTACACGGAATGCGAGGACGGGTTACTGACAATGAAAGGAAAAGCCAATGTCGATGGGAAGGCAGATTCAAAAAGGCAAGCGCAAGGCTCCGCACGGGCACAAACGGCGAAGCCCGTCGCAAGTTCGCACGGGAAAGGACGGCTACAGCGGGCGCAAACGGAGTCCGAAATACTAGGCTTTGAAATCACGCGGACAAAGCCCGCGGGCTTTGACAGACAGGAGCGGAGACATGCGAAAAGCAAAGGGCATCAGGACTTTGGGGGTAAAGCCCCCGTTCACGAAGGGCGGGCGAACCAAAGGGATCTCGGCCAGCGGCGGGACGATGTCAGGCGGGAGCCCCTCGGGCGGAGTGACACTCGACAGCACAAGCGGGGGTCGACGCAAACCGCGGTGAGCGGCCGCACAATCCTTCACACCTACAAGGCGGGGGAGATGATGGGGCGAAGCCGTGCCAAGTGACCCGGTTAAGAACGCTCTGCAACCGCAACTGATCCCCCTCGACGAGGGGCAGAAGGCTCTTCTCCTGCAAGATGTCCTCAACGACCTTGGCCAAGCGGTGGAGGCTCACAACGAGCGCGAGAGGATGCTGGCCAACTTCCTTCGAGCGAAGAAGTGCAAGCCGGAGTTTGAGAAGAAGAACTTCCCCTGGCCCAACGCCTCGAACGTGGTGGTGCCAATTGTGGCCATCACCGTAGACACTGTCGCAGCGAGGCTCCATCGAGCCGTCCTCGGAACCAAAGACATCGTCAACGTTCACTTGGGCACAGCCGCCAGATTCCAGATGCAGGTGTCGGCGGACCCCGCTTCGGGCACGCCCGGAGGGCCCAAGCCCCTCGAGGAGAAGGATGTCAAGGATTGGGCCGAGAACTTCCTCCTGAAAGGTGGAGCGAAGGACGCCCTCCGAACAGTGTTTGCGGATATGCCCCTAAACGGGGATGCCTTCGTCAGCGCGGGGTGGGTGGATGAGGAAAAAGTATACCACGCCTATAACGCGGTGGGTGAAGTCGTGGAGCAACGCGTGCCGCAATACGTGGGCACGAAGTGGAACGTCGTCGCTGCTGCGGATGTACTATGGCCGACGGGGTATGATGATTGGAACAGCTTGCCTTGGCAGGCCATCCGCCTCCACTACAGCGAGGCCGACCTCTACGAATTCGTCGATAACGGGGCCTTCGCCCTCGAAGACGTCCAAAAGCTGAAGCCCATAGAGCGGGGGGATGAGCGCTACAAGGTAGTGAAGGACACCTCGAAGCAGAAGCCGATGCCTCGGCAGGTGTATCGCCTCTACGAGTTGAGGGGAAAGTTCAAGATCCCACAAGTGGAGGACACTGGCCGGCCGGTCTTCGAAGAAGTGGTGCTTACAGTCAGCCTCGAGCACCGCTTGCTTATGCGGGCCATCTACAATCCGTATTTTGGCAAGAGCCGACAGTTTGTGAAGGTCCCCTATTTGGTGCAGCCCCACGAAGTGGCGAGCGAAGGAGCAGCGGAGCAGGCGTTGCCCATGCACGAGGAGGCGACGACCTCCCACAATCAGGTTATCGATGCGGCCACCGCCGCCAACGCTGCGATCACGGTCGTCTCGAATCAGACAAACGTCCAACCCAACGAAGATGTCTACCCCGGTAAGACCATCTACACCGAGGGGGATGCGAGCAAGGGCCTGGCCATCTTCCACCTCTCGGAGCCGAGCGTGGCTCTTGGAGCGGTGGAGGAGAAGGCCTTCTTCATGAATGAGAAGCGGACGGGCGTGTCTGTGTACAACATGGGCATGGAGTCGCCGACAATCGGGTCGCGGGCGACAGCCACTGGCACAACTGCGTTGATAAACGAGGGGAATCAGCGTTTCTGGGTCTCAATCGACGATATGAGGCGGGCCATCGAAGAGTTGTTGTATCTGACAATCCAACAAGAGCAGCAGATGCGGCCGGAGGGGCACTTCTTCGAGTTGGGGAGGTACATCCAATTCCCGCAAGGCGATCCCCGCACGAGCATCGGCCTGAGCCTCGCCTTGTCCTCGGAATCGGTGAACAAGGACATCGAAATCCAGCAGATGCAGCTGTTGATGGCTGTCCTGAACGAGTACTATGCCCGGCTCAATCAAGCGATGATGTTGATCACCTCCCCGCAGTTCCCACCGGCGGCAAAGATCATGGCCACGATGACCATCGAGGCCTCCTCGAAGGTGGTCCGCCGCTTCGTGGAGAGGTTCGACATCGAGGATTTGGATACGGTCGTCCCGACCGTACTTTCAGCACTGCAACAAATGCAGTTTTTACTGCAAGGACAGATGCAAAATGCTGGACCACAAGGCATGGGCTCTCCTACCCCAGTCGGCCCGCCGGGAGGTGGAGGCGGTGTTCCGCCTGGACCTCCAGCACTACCTCCAGGCAATGGCGCAGGAGGAAGACCCTCGACAACTTCGCAGACTCCAAGGAATAGTGCAATATCTTAACGAGAGGCTAAAAGTCACAACACTGGCGGTGAATCCGCCACAAGAGGGGGCCGACAATGGCCGAAGCACGACTGGTTACTAACTCTGATGGGATCGTGACAAGTCCGCCGCGGTGGGCGGGGAGGCACATCAACGAAGTCTTAGACTACATGGAGGGCTTGGAGCAGGCCCTCACAAGCGAGCCTTCGGCTCCGGCTCCGGCTCCGCCATCGGCGGAAACCCCCGCAGGGGGTGAAGCCCCGCCAAAGACGCCCACGGCCATCGAGAGGCTCGCGGCAAGCGCGGCTGCGCGCATGGACCCCGTACAGCAGGCGATGTTGACACGGGCAATAAACGACGATGAAGATAGCTTCGCCGCGTCTGTTCCGGACTACGAAACATACAAGGAGGATATACACAAGATTCGGGCAGCCCTTGCGCCAGCGCAGCTGATACAGAAGGGGCTGCACCGGACATTGTATATCAACGTGAAGACGGCGAAGGACAAGTCGGTGCTGGAGCGGGTATTCCAGCCGGTGACCGCGGCGTCTGCGCCGCCGCCTCCCGCGGAGCCTCCCGCTTCGCCGCCAGTCGCTGCTCCGACGACTGAGCCGGTGATTCCGAGGGTTGCGACCCCTCGGCCAGCACCGCCCATGGCCCCTCCGACGCCTGCGGCGAGAGTGCCACCCACAGCGGAGCCAGCGAAGGCGAAGCTCGTGGCTACGGCTAAGATTTTGGAGTTCTGCCGGCAGACACACCAGGATGTTGACAAGTATTTGTTGAAGTTGGAGGCGAATGGCACCACTCAAGCTGACCTCGACTCGGCAGGGCAGCTGGGCCGCAGAAACCACGCCGAGGGAAGGACTCTTGTTTATGACCGGCCCCGAGCCAGTCGTTAGTATACCGCCGTTACGACCGAAGGCTGTGGTTACCCTCGAGTGGCTGGTCGGTTTTTACGAGGGGGAGGGGTGCACGTTCTGCTACACAACCTATCGTGGCAGGCCCCGCTTGCGCGTGGCGATCTCGCAAGCGGACGAGGACGTTCTGCTCCGCATTAAGGACTTCCTCTTAACATACGGAATCACCGGAACGGTGGTAAGCAGCACCAACGCCTACAACTACGTCATCAACCACCAGGAGAGTGTGCTCGCCTTCATCGAGCTCATCCGGCACAAGATGGTGTGCGAGAAGAAGGCGGCTCAAGTGGACTCCGCCATGTTCCGTCTTGTAATGGAGCGGCGGATACGCGCAAAGGCCATGCTTGCGCTAGCAAAGGAGAAGCGTCATGAATGAACAAGCTAGGCCTGACAGATTGTTCGTCCCCGATAAAGATCCCGACTACGTTTACCATTGGATGAACGCGGCCTCGGGACCACAGGGCGACCAAAATTTATATATGGCAGCTTGGGAGGGGTGGGAACCTGCACCCATGGACCCTGACAAGCTGCCTCCGGCGGTCCTTAACGCCACCCAACAGCAGATTAGCCAAGCGGGTGGCGGTACGGGCCATAGGAGGGGCGACCTGGTCCTCTACAGAATGAGGAGGGAGGTGTGGGAGAAGACGGTCCACGCCTCGACCCAGGAGAACCTCAGACGACAGCAGACGACCCTCGACACGATGGTCTTGCAGGCACAGGAGAACGCGGCCAGAGCGCTCCGCGAGCGAGGTCAGAGCAACATTCCGAAAAACCTCGTCTTCAGTGAGGATGTGGGGGATCCAACGTAAACTGTACGACAGGAGGCGAAGATGGCGACACAAGCAAAGATTCCCATCCGCGCTGCCCGTACACTGGCGGGGACACCAATACCTCGTGCGGGGCTGCCGGAGAAAGCTTCCTCAACGTTCGTGCGCGGAGCACTGGCGTTTTTGGAGGCGGCGACCGGCTTCCTCATCGAGTGTGGTGCGGACCCGACTTTGATCATGGGTATCGCGCAAGCTGATGGGGCGAACAACGCGGTGAGCGGTGCGGTTATCAACATCGTGGACCTCGCTCACCCCGACACCCTTTTCAGAGGGTACCTCGACACTTCTGGTGGAGAGGGAACGGGTACAACAGCCCAAACCGACCTTGGTAAGGGCTACGGAGTGGCCAAGTCCGCGAGTGGGGGAATTTGGTACGTGGACAAGGCGGATACCACGAACAAGCGGGTTGTCATTTGGGAGTTCTGGGCAGCGGACGGTCAGGCTGTGGGCGACATTAGGCACCACGTCCTCTTCCAGTTCATGGTCACGGCTTTCCAGGGTCAAATTGGTTCGTAAAGAGAGGAGCAGACAATGCCAGCAACAACAGGTGGATTTGCGGCACTGCTGGCCCCTGGCCTCTTTGATGTGTTGTTCAACGAGATCGACCATCAACCGAACCAGTGGGTACCAGTGTTCAACGTGTACGACTCCGAAAGGCAGTACGAGGAAGAACTCAAGGTCGCAGGGTTGGGCTCGATGGTTGCGAAGCCGGAGGGCACCAACACAACGTTCGACGACCCCATCATCAGCGGCAAGGTCCGCTACACCCACGCCTCGTACGGCTTGGGCTTTCGTGTGACGCGCGAGATGTACGACGATGACCTCTACGACATCATGAACAACATGTCGATGGAGTTGGGCAGGGCAGCGGCCTACAAAGTGGAGGTCGATGCCTGGAGTGTGGTCAACAATGCCGTCTCGACATCGTTTACGGGGATTGACGGCTTGCCCCTGGCTCACACCGCTCACACCCGCCTTGATGGAGGGACGACGATTGCGAATCGGCCGTCGACAGACGCCGACTTCTCCTTCACCTCGTACCAGGCGGGGCTTGACAGCTTCAACACGATGGTGGATGATAGGGGGAGGCCGCTTGTCATCTACCCGGCGTTGGTGGGATGTGATCCCACGTTCCAGTGGGCAGCGAAAGAGGTCATCCAGAGCGAGTACAAACCCTACACGGCGAACAACGAGATCAACCCCCTCCGGATGGATGGTGTCGACTACCTCGCGGTTCGCTACTTGACAAATGCGAGGAGCTGGTTCCTCGAAGCAGTACCGAAGCAACAGCGCAAAGGGGGCCATGACCTCAAGTTCTTCTGGCGCACACGCCCGGAGACGGCAGATGCCGACGACTTCCTCTCGGGCGATGCGCTGTTCAAGATCTTCGCCAGATACAGCAAGGGCTTCGCAGAGTTCCGCGGCTTCTACTTCAGCATCGGCGGCTAACGACCGAAGGTCGGGTTAATCCGTCGGGAGGGGCTTTGCCCCTCCCTTATCCCACTGAAAGTGGTGGGAGGAGGGTTAAGATGGGATACGCAGTTTCGTGCCCGAATTGCAAGAAGGTGATGAACTCCGACGAACACCCAGACTTGAAGAAGGCCAAGTGTCCAGAGTGCGGGCAAGAGGGCGATTGGACTCCTGGAGCGGTTCCACCGCCGTCCACGAGCCCCGAGGCTCCGCAAGAGAACGACAACAGGCAAGGGCCCGAGGCCAAGGCGGCTTTGTCCGTGGCGGAGGCCAAGGCGGATGAAACCCCGGCAAAGCACGAGGGTAAGGCAAAGGAGGCGAGGAAGTAATGCCGGCCTCAAAATCTCGCCGCACCCTGCCGGGCTTTACACGGCTTTCGCGGCCGAGCAAGGCCCTCCAACCTGGGACACTGACGGAGTACACGGGAGGGAACCCGTCAGGGTTTGTACTCCAAGACAATGCGGGAAATGACTGGTATGTGTGGTTCGATACGAACGGTGTGATGAGGTTTGAGAATGCAGTCAGCGTTGAGACTGCAGGCTTCAACTTCAACACAGGCGGGCAGGCGGGAGGAGGGACGTTCGCTCTCACCATCCCACTCCTGGCGTCATCGGTGGATACCGACGTGTGGATTGCGCCAAGCCCCATGATAGTTGTGGCGGTGAGGGAATCCCACAGCGTTGTTGGTGGAGCAAGTGCTGCGGTCAGGCCCCGCAAGATCACAGACACAAGCGCCCCTGGGGCCGCGGCCTCCGGCACGGTGAAGGAGATCACAACCGCGGCGTTGGACCTCACAGCTTCGATCAACACTCAACGGAGCGGTACGCTCGTGGCGACAGCCGCTGACCTCACCTTCGCCGCAGGCGATCGCCTGGCCCTGGACTTCAGCGGGACTCTAACAGGGCTCGTGGGGCAGTTAACAATCCTCCTTGCGGGGACTGGAGTGTAAACGCTTAACACGCGTTGCAACCCGCAGCGCTACGCGAGAATCGCACCAGCGCAGCTAAGCGCGTGATGAGGGTGGATGGCCTTCGAACCAGAGTAGGACGAAGGCCCTCTCCACTTATCCAAAGGAAAGCAGGTGCGATATGGCGGTTACGAGGAAAGGGCGGTCGATTATCATGACCGCCGCGAACGACGCCTTCCAATTCCCAATTAAGGTTAAGCAAGTCCGCTTTGTCGGTACCGGTCTGACCGTAGGCCAGCAGTTGTTGATCAAGGAAGTGGACACCAACGGCGCGGTGATCTGCAACCACTTCGTGTTGGCTACTACAGAGGATGCAGTCGTCGTGGACCTCGAGTCATGGGTGCGGCGGCCATTCATCGACGTGTTCCCCGCTGCAGGTGGCGGGCAGGTCGTTTTCCAGCTAATGTGAGGTGGTGCGATGGCATGGCCTTTCTCACAAGTGCCCCCGGACTTCGACTCAGGTGAGGTCGGGCTTCCTGCCTCGCTGACATTGGTAAGCGCGGGAACGAAGTATTTGATGGGGATTACCGTGGCGAACAACACCTCAGGAGTGGTGAGCCTCACCGTTAGCGACGGAGCGGGGAACGTGATAATCCCAGCGACGCCTATCGCTCCGCACAACGAGTTCACACGTGCGTACAACTTCCGTCCAGTTGCGGGGATCCAGTGGGCTGGGAGTGGTTTGACTGGAAAGGTTTGGGGTTATGGTGCGTAAATTTCTCCTCCTCCTCTTATTCACAGCCTTTGCCAGCAGCGCAGCTGCACAGATACAGAACGTACGTGTGTTGGACAGCGCGACGGGTACTCCCGTCGATGTTGGTACCACCGCAAATAGTGCCATCCGCTCCGATCTTGTGGGCGCTGCTCTGACGTCGTTGCAGTTGATAGACAACCTCCCAGTCTTGGAAGACGCAGTTGCGGCCGACGGCGGCACTGGCCTCGCAGCGTTCGCCAAACGGCAGGACACTCCTGCGGGGGATACGTCAGCAGACGGTGATCTGTCGTACTTTAAGGTCGACAGCTTGGGTAGGATGTGGGTGCACGTTGCCGCTGACGATGTGGCTCCGACGCAATATCAGGAGGACGCGGTCCACACCAACGGCGATAAGGGCT